TTAATGTTAACGGACTTTTATTACCCGTTAAATAATAATGTCTATCTTTTATTTCCCAGTTTTTTTCAACAGTGGGAACTTCTTTGTTTTTTTTCATAATATAATATAATAAAATTAATAAAAGTAATAATTACCCCCGTCAATATAACGAGGGTAAAAATTACATTAATGTACTAGATACCTTTGAATAATACAAAGTTGTTTCTAGCTTGTGTTACTAAACATCTTTCAGATAAGAAGTTTACCTCCATAGCATCTAAAGAAGAAGTAAATGCACCGCCAACTGAACCAGTTAACCATGATTTCATTCGTCTGTCATCTGCTTGAGAAGCTCTATATCTTACATGTAAGAAAGGACGTCTAATGTTTGTACCTAAGATTTGGTCATAAACAGTAGAAGTACCTGCAGGAACTAATACTCCTTCAATAGAAGCAGGACCAGTCATTGCACCACGCGTTGAAGCATCGTTTAAGTATTTCCAATCTGTTTTATAGAAATCATAAGAACCTCTACGGAATCCAGAGAATCCTAAGTTTAATGCCATTTCTTCAGAGTTTTCGAATAAACCGAAAGCTACACCACCTGCAAAACCTCCAGAGATAGAAGCTAACATATCGTCAAAATCAAGAGCAGTAGATCTGTTCAAGAATAACATGTTTTCTTCAATAGCTCCTTGAGTGTCAAGGTTTTTAAGAATATCATCAAAAGCGTCTAAACCAGCAGCAGCAGTGAAACCTACTTCAACGTTACCACCGTTTTGAATAGCTGCGAATAAACCTTCAGTTCCAGGATTAGCAGCTGGTACACCAGCAGCGCCTGCATTAAGTTCACCTTCAACCATCGCCATTTCTAAGTAATCTTCAAAACGTAGTCTTGTTTCAGACTCAGCTTTTAGATACCATAAATAACCTCCAGTTCCGTCTTCAGTAGCAACTTCTACCCAACCGATCTGAGCAGTGTCAGAACCATTGATTGTGTATTGGCTTCTTAAGATTATTGGAGAATTAGAAAAAGTAGTAAATGCAGGATCAACAGTAACCATTGGGTTATTTGCTGAAGCTCCAACGTTAACTCCTTGAGGAGCGTTTAACGTGTTACTTCCTTTTTGAAAGTCAGAACCGTATACAAAGATCTTAACTGGGTTACCGTTAACGATACCACTAGCAGCTAAGTTAGCTCCTTGATAAGGCTCAACAATTAATTGTCCTGGAGTACCAGCACCACCTGCAGGGTTAGTGTTAGATGATGTTACTAAACATTTTACTTCGTTTCCAAAGTCGTCCATTACAACTATTGTTGATAGTGGAGATATAACGTTTAAGATTGGCACAGCAGCGTTAGCAGCTGTAACAGGAATTGTGATAGTCGCGGCAGCACCAGCTGCTCCTGCTACTACACAGTTTTCGTATGAAATATGTAGTCTGTTTTGTTCAGACCAAATTACTTGATCAGATGTCATTGGCATTTCTGCTCCAACCATACGTAAAAATCCTGATAACGTTCTGTTACCATATCTTTCTACCTCTTGCTCATAAAGCTCAGGTAAGTATTGTTGTGCAAAGTTTCCGCCAGCAGCACCGTCAAAAGTTAAATAGTTGCTCGCAAGAGTTTGTTGAGCCTGCGAAGGAACTATTGTACCAAATTGTGGACTTATAGCCATAATAAATAATTTTAATTAGTTAAACTTTTTTGTTTTGATTTTTAATTTTGTTGAGTCTAATCCACTAATCGATTTTACTTTTAATCCATTTATAAAAACATTTCCGTCTGCAACTTGCCTTGGGGCGTCTTTAGAGGGATTTTTAGAAGTGTTGATAATGTTTTTAACACCATCAGCTTTTCCTTGTTCATAAAAATGATGAGCAATTTTATCAGCATTCATTGCAGCATACATAGCCTTATGATACCCAGCTGGATCTACAATTTGTCCTTCATCATTAGAATATCTACTAATAAAGTTTTGTACATCTATTTGAGTTTCACCAACCTTAACAGGATCTTTTACTCCATATCTAAATTTTTTATCACCCACGTTGAAATCAAAACCTTTGAAATCTGAGTTAAATAATTTTTTAGTATTGTCTCTAAAATCACCATGTAATCTAGTTGCGGTTTCTTGTTGCAATTTATATTTGTCGTAAAAACTTAACGCCTCTTGCTGCTCTTTTGTTACGCCCGGTCTCAACTTGATCTCGTCATAATATTTTTTCTTAGAGCTTTCTAAGTATTGTTTTGCTTTTGCAACTTCTTCTTTGTAAGCAAGTTTTTTCTTTCGAATATCTCTTGCCTCGTCCACGTCTTCGTCAAAGTTAAAATTATCTTCTAATAAAAAGTTAATTTCATCTAAGTCGAGATGTGGTTTAGTTTTTTTGTAAAACTCATGGAGTAATTGAGCACTGTCTAATTTTTCATAATCTTTATTTAAAGTTACGTAATCTTCTACAGAGCCACCAGTTTCTTCCATGAATGAAACTAGTTTTTCAATATTTTCTGGTAAAGGTTTTCCAAGAATTTTTTCGTCTCTTACAGCTTCTTTAATTTCCTGCTTTATTTCTTTTACCTCTTCTTTTGTTATTTCTTGGAGTGGGCTTTCTTGATCTTTATCATCTTGGCTGGACTGCTGTACTTGTTCGTCCACTTTAGTGCTATCTCCGGTTTGTTCGCCCACAGCCACCTCCGTTGTTTCTCCGATTTGAATGGCATCTTCTTCTTGTTTTAATGCTTCTTTAGGAACTTCAACCTTTACAACGTCTGGAACTATTTCTCCTGTTGCTTCGGGTTTAGTTAAATCAACTTTAGTTATTTCATTTGTTTTTTTACCTAACTGTTTAGGTTTAGTTTTTTTAGATTTTAAACTAAAATCACCTTCTTGCTTTACAGCTTCTTCTTTTTTTTCTGACATAATATAATATAATTTATTGTTTAATTCAAATTAAGCAAGAGGTTGTTGTTGCTCGAAGTCAATAGGTAATAAATCATTTTGTCTTTGATCTATCATTTGACTCTGTTGAGTACCCTCCATTTTAATTCTTTTATCTTTACGATTTTCAATTTCTTGTTCTTTAATCGTGCGTCTATTAATATCTAATTCAGCTAGTTGTCTATCGTATTCAAACTGCTGAGACATTAAATGTTTTTTACCCTCTAATTCAATTTGCATTCTTTGTATTTCAAACTGAGACTTAGCGTTTTCTAAATTAACTTTTTGCTCAGTTAATGCTTGTTGCTTTTGAACTTCAGCTAAAGCAGCTTGTTCATTTTGTTGAGCATTTGCTTGGGCTTGAGCTTGTATATTAGCTCTAGCATTATTTGCTTCTCTAGCTAATTTCTGTCTACGTTTTTGCTTTAATAATTGATTTGCTAGTTTAAGATTTTTTATTTGTCTGACATCTATTGCGTCTTCTAAATCTATACCTCCTGACTGCAAAGCAATTTGTATGTTCTGTTCTAGTTGAGCTTTAGCTTCATCATCTGGTTCTAGTTCTAAGAATATACCAAAATCATGTAAATTTAAATAGCTTACTTCTTTTAATGTTTCAACATTGTATAAAGATATACTTTCTATTAAACTATTAGCTGTTAATGGAAAATCTAAAACGTCTGCTAATTTTAAAGATATATTTTCACATATACGTAAAGCCAAATATAAGCTAGCGTTGTTTATGTGTTTAGTTGCTATATTTGATTGATTAGCTGCTAATTTAGCTAATCCTACTAAAGCATCTTTATCTGGTAAACTACCGTCTCTAGCCTCGTTCAATCCTGTCACATCTCTTATCATTTGTAAATAGTACTGATAAGTTTGTATTAAAGAACCTAATTTAGCTCCAGATGCTGATGTTTGTAATTCTTGTATTGGAACTCTTCCTCTGTTTGGATCGCCTTCTTGTGTTAATGATCTACCTACAATAGAACCTGTTTGAAAATACATGTTCAATGCTTCAGCTGGATTGTAGTTTGTACCATTACCAAGATCAACCTCAGCTAATCCGTCCATATCTAAAAATACACCGTCAGGTACCATGCGTGATAATACTTGTTGCATTTTTAAATGCGTGATTTGTATCATATCAGCAAAACCTGTACATCTACTAACTATAGACTCTATCTTACCTTTGTACATTCTTGGAGCTACAATAGTGTAATTCATTTCAACTTTTGTAGTGTCAGCATAAGGTCTAGTCATGTTTTCTGCTAACTCCCATTTTAAAATAGTGTTAGTTCCTAAAACTTTTGCACCGCTGTATAAAACCTCTATACTTCTACCTACTTTGTCATATGTATCAGATGGTGGAGGATCGAACTCATCAGTCTTTTGAATTATTTTTTCTAAACCGTTTTCTGTTTTTTTCAATTTAAAAACTTGGTTCATATAAGTTTTATATTCAAAATATAATACTTGAACTGTATTATTATCGTAATTTCCCCAACCAGTTATATATTGTCTATTACCTGGCATCTCTTGTATTCTCTGAAGTTCTTCATTAGAGATGTCTGGAAACTCTTTTTTAAGCTCAGGTATTGTTATTGATTTAACTTCTCCAACATAATAAATATCTTCAAAGTTAGGATCTTCTGTGTAAGAGTATATTAAATAAGCAGGGTCTACATAATCTAATGTTATGCCATTTGCTTTATTAAAATTAGTTTTAGCGCATGCTATACCACAAACTACTAAATCGTGATTAAGTCTTCTCTTAGTTAACTCCCATTTGTTTTGAGCTAACGTTTGAGATATTGCTTCTTCTTCTGCTATTTCTACAGCTTGCTTATATGATAACTGCATATGAAGCTCTAAATCTTCTTTAGTTTTAGGTAACTCATCTGCTGCAACATTAGACTGAGACATGTTTATACCTAATTGTTGTTGAGCTTTTTGTATTTGAGCTTGAGCAAACATATCTCTAGCAACATTAGTAGCGTATTGAGTTCTTTCTTTTACAGATTCAGGATCTTGAGAGTATGCTTTAATATCATATTCTTTACTTGAAATACCATTAACTACTATATCAACAAATTTTGATAATATAGGAACTGGTTTCCAGTCTAAATTTAAATATGATAAGTCTCCATTTATAGATAGTTCATCTTTATACTTTTGAACAGGCTGCTCTCCTCTAGCATATAAACGTAGATGATGATAGTTATTCCAACTAGTTAAATACCTATTGCCGTTAGTTCTGCCTTGATTAAACCATTCTGTCTCAATAGCTGATGCTACTTGCGAACCATATTCCCATGAAGCTTTTTCTGCATCCGGTACTACCTGACTCGGAAAAGCGCTATTAGAGTTTGTGTATAAATTCATTTATTCAATTATTTTTGACAATGTACCTTTATTGTTATATTTTTTTATTCCTATGTCGTATACTTTTCTTTGTATTTGAGCCACAGGTCTATACTTATTTTTATTACAAGCCATTATGGCTAAACCAGAACTAATAGAAGCATCGTGACTTGTTCTATTGTTTATATTAAACTTAGCCCAGTCTTCTAAAGTTCTTTGAAGATACATTTGACCATATTCTCCATTACTTTTAATCCCAACAAAATCTTCTATATAAGATTCTATAGCAGCAGCGTGGGCTTGTTTTATATCTTCTGATGAGTTAGGTATACCACCTATTTCTCTTTCTGTCACAGATAACTTTAATTTATCTGGTCTATTCATAGCAAAACCTCTATATCCTCTTCTTTTAAAATGATATAATAATCTAGGTTTATTATTTTCTGCTAGTATGGGCATGCTATAAAAAATACAAGCCATTAAAACATCTTCAAAAAATATCTCAGCCGTTTGAGGTCTAGCTATATATTCTAAGAAAAAATGATTCGCTGGCGCGTTTTCCATACTAAATTTTGTTAATCCATGTAAAGAACCTTTGGAACCTCTTTTGTCCACTGTTCCTGATATGTCATAACTATCACATCCAAAAGCACCTATATGTTCGTTAGCAGGATATTTTAATCCTCTTTTTACTAAAACAGTATTTTGTATGTTAACAGGTGGTGTCCAAGTAATAAAAAATCTTCCTTTGTTATGAGGAACAAATATTACTTTTGTATCTTTTATTCCATTTTCCCAATGAAAATTACCTTGTGTAACTAAGTTACTGTTTCTTAAATCACCGTTCCAGTCTATTTGCTCATATATCTTAGTAAGATTAAATAAAGAAGCTTTAGCTTCATCTCTAAAAGCGTGTTCTTCAGTTCTTGGGAACTGTCTATAGAATTCGTTTAAAGCATCTTGATCGGTTTTTAAACCATCAACTTCATTCTGCCAATAATTTATTACACCTAACTTTATAGGTATACCATGGGAGTCTTTCGTTTGTTTGTTTGGAGTGTCGAATACAGGTATCCCATAAGAATCAATGTATCCTTCGTAGTTCCATTCCATAGGTATGAACAAACTATATAATCCCGAGCGAGTCTGTCCGTTGGCGTTTCTGTTTGTAACATCTGAATCATAATATAATTTTTTAAAATTATCACCTCCTTTATCTAATGAATTAGAAGTTGATCCCATCATGCATTTACCAATAATTCTACTACCTAATAGTAGTGTTGTTTTCGTAACCCTCCAGTTGTTGAGGATGTTGTTCGGCCTTTCCCATTTGCCCGATTCATCGTGGACGAGGAGCTTGAGTTTCTCCCCGTCGTAGGAGTTGTCACCCGTGTTTTTCCAATCGATCG